CTCCATGATGACATTCAGCGCACCCCACAAAAACCGATTGTTGGTATAGAGAATCGTGCCGCCGCCAGTGCAATCGAAAACGACGCGCCAGACATTACTGGGGCTAGTCAGCAGCTTGGCGTTCAATGCAAGTAAAGCGGTGTCGTTCTGCGCAGCGGTGTTAGTAGTAGAAACGCCGTAGTCGACGGCGCGCACGATGCTGCTGGTAGCATAAACCCCAGCGAGAGGCGATCCGAAGTTAGCCGCCACTGTCTCCCGGTTCTGAGACGTAGCGACTTGCGCCAGCACCGGGATCAGCACCAAGCATAGGAGGACGAATCGCTTGATCAGGTTTCGCATGTCAGACGGTCCTCGAGGGCAGCACCCTCATGGTCACGCTCTGCCCGGCGCTGTGGACTTTCAGGCGCACGAAGGCCCAGGGCGTGGTGTTGTCGGAGGTGTAGTTGCCGGTCTGCGGGGCGCCAGTGAGCGTGATCAGGTCGTCCGGCAGGTCACCGGTCACCTGCTTCGCCATCATGTCCTGGCTCGTGCCTTCCACGTCGTAGTTCGCCGTCCCGCCTGGCGGGAAGAACACCCGTAGCTTCCAGCTGTAGTGCTCCTTGTAGTTGCCGACCAGAACCCACTGGGAGACCGATTCCGAACTCCAGCCGACCGAGAGCGTGTTCGCGCTCGTTTGCTGTGGAGTGATCGAGATGACCTGGGCGTACACCTTGGAGGTGAGCACGGTGGCGGCCGCCCCGGGCCCCACCACGTTCTCGGTGATGCGGTTGCCGTTACGGTCGAGGCCCACAAAGGTCACGGCCGACACGTCCCCGACGCCAGTGAGCTGCACGCGCCGCGAGAGGTTTCCGGAGGTTCCGTCGGTGGCCCGGTCTGGGATCGTTGTGATGTTGAAGGGCGCGCCGCCGACGAGGGCCATCGCGACGCCGCTCGCCGGGGCCTGGGCGGCCGCGATCGCCGCGGCCGAAGCCGCGATATTCGGCACCACCTGTTCGAGTACACGCATGAAAGCTCTCCTCGAGAGGAGGGGGGCGCGAAGCCCCCCTGTGTGCCTTTAGACCGGAGCTACGCCATAGGCGCCGGTCTTCTTGTCGGTGCCTCCCGTGCGGTCGGCGATCTTGATGAGCGCCGCGTAGGCACGTGCAGCGTTCGGTGCGCTCGTGAAGGTGATCGTGCCTCTCACATCCCCGGTGGCAGTGGTTGCAGGGCTCGTGGTGTCGGCGACCACGGCCGTGTAGGTGCTGTCGGGCGCGTTGTCCGTCAGGACTACCAGGACCCCGTTGATGTCGATGCGGTAGGGCAGCCCGATCTTGACACCCGTCCCCACCGTGGCGCCCGTGACCGCGGCATTGAAGGTCACCGCAGTGACCGTCGCGAAGGCCTTCTTGCCCGTGTGAGAGGTACCCGAAGCCGAGACCTCGGTCTGGGGCTGGCCGTAGTAATCCGTGCCGGTGATGGTCGCAATCGCCGCATTGGTCCAGGCCGCGACCACGTTGCGGGGAGTGGGAATCGTGGCGACACCAGCAGTGGCGAGTGCGCCGTTGATGGTGAGGGCATTGTTACCCCCGGCGCTTGACTGGCTGGCGCAGATACCATTCGCCGCAGCGGTGGCGATCACCCCGAAATTGACGTAATTGACTGGGTCCAGCGGCAGGCCCGGCAGGGCATTGGCCGGTGGGTAGTAGGCGCCTTGCGCATACATTGCCTCGGCGCGCGTGATCGTGTGTCGAGTGGTCATGACAGGCTCCTTTTAAGCCCGCGGATTGGCTACCGCGTCAGTTGACCTGGGTGGGATTTCAGCCGACAGACTCTGCCGGGGTGTAGTTGAGGGTGACGCCGACCGAGACGGAGACGTTACCCGGGGCAGCGTTCTCCTCAAGGTAATCAAGCAGCGCACCGCGCAGGACGTTCTCGAACTCGCGCTGCTCGAGGTCGGCCTGGGTCGCCCCCTCGCGCAGCTGCAAGACGACCTGGTCGCGCTCACCAGTGAATGACAGTGTGATCTGCATTGGACACTCCATGAAGGGAAAATGCCGGGCGGCTGGTACACCGCCCGGCGAGTGAAGGAGTGCCGCAGGGGTCTCACCCGCGACGCTCCCGGGGGACTGGGGGGAGGGTCAGGCCGCGAAACGATTCAGCTTGCGGCGATTCGCTTCGATGGCGAGGTACTGAAGGTTCTCGAGCACGTGCAGACCCGAGATACGCCGGCCCTTGAGAGGCAGCGCGTGATCGACTTCCTGGCCTGGCGGGCAGGCCTCGTAGAACTTGCGGATGGCAGCCATGTCCGCCCAGGGCGGGGTGGCCAGCTTCATCCGCGAGCGCCGGGCATTGCGCCGCGCGCGCTCCACGGTGAGGTTCCCGTGGTAGTACGTGTTGTGGTAGCAATTCGCGCAGAGATCCTTGGCTTTGCCTTTGCCAGTTGGCTCTCCGCACTTCTTGCAGACAGCAGCGACCCGTATGGTGTTGTTGACGTGCGCGTCGCCGTGCCTGGCCATCCGCATGTTGTGCGTTCTGCACATGCCGTTCGCGTGGACCGGCTTCTCGCACACCGAGCAGTGACCGCGAGAGACGAGTGTACGAGCATCGGTGTAGCACCCGTGCTTGCGTTGCCAGCGGTGAGAGCACGCGACCGAGCAGAACTTCGTCTGCGTTCGCATGCAAGAAACGTCTCGACCGCACTCGCGACAGCACGTCGCTGTGAGCCCGTTCCTGCCTTCCATCGTGCGTCGATAGTGAAGCCTGCACAGCCCCTTCGCGTAGTGCGGAGCACGACAACTCGGAACTGTGCAGGACTTCATTCACTGGATGTTACGGCTTGTTGCTGTTTGTTTCAAACACCGCCGGAAGCGGCACCTCTCCAGTCCGTCCACCCAAAGCTATAACGCTCCCTTTTTTTATAACGCATGTTACCTGTTTCGAAGTCCCCCTCCACTCCGCCCCAGATGGCCTTACGCACGAAGTGCTTGAGCCCATCGGGCACGTTGGTCTTGAAGCACCAGAAGCGCGGGTCGGTGAGGCGGTGATTGACGGTGAAGCCTTCCCGGATCGTGCCCAGCTTGAACATCGCGTTGATGTTGTTGTCGCCGGTGTCTGGCTGGTAGGGGGTCATCGTGAGGCGCGTCGCGATGAACTGCAGGTTCGTCGGGATGATGAGCCTGACGATGTCGGGCTTGATCGGGATGCCCCGCTCATCCGTCCACGCGCTGATCTGGACAGCGAGCGCTTCCATCGAGGCTTCCGCCATGTCGGCTGGCGTTGCGAGCACGTTCGAGAGCGTCGCACCGTTGGCGAGCGGATGCGCCGTCGAGAACAGCGCCACGCCGTCCCCACCCGGGAAGCTCGCGCTCGCCCCGTTGTTCAAGATGTTCGCGCCCTTCACTTCCTTGGTCTGCAGGAAGCTCCTGGACAGCCCTCGCGACATCTTCTGCCCGATCGAGCCGTACAGTCCGTCCTCCTCAGCTTCCTCGGTGATCGCAAAGCCCAGCGCGATCGTCTCGTGGTTGTAGCGAGCGGTGTAGCTCTCCGCCCCCTCGTCGTACTGGATTGAGTCGCCCTCGTCCTTTACCGGGGCGGCGCCGAGTCCGTACATCAGGACGTCTTCCTCGTAAGCCTTCTGCGAGGTCTCGACGTCGAAAATGTCCCGCCACTCTTCCTGGTAGCGGTCGTATTCCATCCCGAAGACAGCATTCAGGCCCTCCTGAAGCTGCCGGCGGAAATCTGACCTGTTCATCATGGTCGCGGTCTCCTGGTAGCTGTTGGGGGGCTAGATGCCCGTGAGGGCGTTGGCCAGGTAGTGCTTGCTGATCTGCACCCACACTTTGGCGAAGCTGCCCATGATGTTGTCGGGGCGGTTGACGATGTCGAGCACCTTCACGACCACACCCGACCCGTCGAGCGTGGCGCTGTCGATCGCATCCGCGCTGATCTTCGTGGTCGTGTTCGCGGTGCCGTCGATCAAGTCAGCGAGCGAGCCGATGCCAGCGAGGGTGAAAGCCCCCGACATCTGCGCCTCGAAGATGATCCTCGGGTCGTCGTACACCCAGGCATCCGCCACCGTCCCTGAGACCAGGACCTGGCTCGCCGGCCACAGCCGGTTGTACTGCGGTTGGGACTGGTTTGGGTCCAGGTAATAGCACCCATCGAAGATGCCGATGAGCCGGTCGGTGGCGGCGGCCGGGCGCTGGATGAGCTTGCCTGAGCCCGTCGGGACCACCGCATCGTTGGTGGCGATGTTGGTGCCGTAGGCGCTCGCGATGTGATAGCGCGAGCGGCGGTTCGGCAGCCCCCCGGTCGCGTGCTTCACGACCTTAAAGCCGCTTGGCGAGTTGATGTTGGCCATGGAATTGCTTCCTTGTGCAGGTAAATGGGGTGTCTAAGGCGCTTAGCCTTCCGCGGTATCGAACTCGTCGCCTGCCACCTCAAGCCGTCCTCGCCGCGCGCGCGTCGTCACCCGGGTCTGGCGCTCGGGTTTGAGCAACGGCATGTAGCGGTTCTCCAGCTTGAACATGTTGCGGTCGACGCCCTTGTTCTGGGCTCGGGTCTGGTCCCGGTAGAAGCGGTCGCGTTGGACCATGATTCGTTCCGGGATCTCCATGAGGATCAATCCGCGCTTGACGTAGTACTGCCCGTACTTCCCATGAGAGCTGGCCGTCAGTTCGTGCACCCGTCGAACCCTCGATCGTTTGATGGGGCGCCAGCCCTCCTCGAGCATCTCGTCGAAATGCTCGGCATCCTCGGCGTTGTCCGCCCGGTAGCGCACCCAGCGGTTGCGATACCCAGGCCGCGGGGGCGGGGCATCCAGTCGCTGGGGTTGGCGCCACTGAGTGGGCATTTCGCTGTCACGGTCGATGGTTTCTCGAGCATCGGCCTGACGAGCAGATTCGTCCGCCACGTGGTGGGCGTCGTTGTCGAGCCCTGCCACCTGGCGAGTAATGGGGGTGCGCTTCACGCGCTTATCCGCAGTTGCTTGGCCGCGGCGCATCTCAGCGCGCCGTACGGCCGCCTCAAGGACTTCCGGGGCAACGAGGTCGCCCTCGACGCGCTCGCGCGGGAGGTTTTTGCGTGGGCCTGGCATCAGCGTGCTCCTCGATCCTCACCGCGTGTTTCGGCGGCGAGAATGGTGCGGGCGCGTTCCTGGGCGAAGCGCTTCTTGTGCTCGGGGTTGTTGGGGTCGAGCTTGAAGATGCGCATTTCCTTGAAGTCTTCCTCGGTGAGCACGACCTTGCCCTGGCGGGCGAGCTCGGTCTCGGAGTGCTGCTGGCGCTGCGTCCCCAGCCTTCCTGTCGGGGCCCGGTTACCGTTCGCCTGTCGGGCACCCGTTCCACGCTGATTACCGTTGGCCACACGTGCTCCTCGGCGATCGCCTCTGTCGTCTTGGTCCCCGAAGTCGTACGGCTCGCGCTCGAGGTCGCAGATTTCGAGGTCGGGGAACTCCTCGTGCATGCGCTCGGCGAGTTCCTCGAAGTGCTCGTCCGAATAGGCCTCGAAGTCGAGCTCCCCGTCGGCGATGTCGGCGAGGATTTCCTTGTCGATCTCGATGGCCGAGGCCTTGGCTTCCTTGTCGCGTCGCCACCAGTGCCGGTTCGCGCGGATGAAGTCATCCGAGCGCTGGCGGTGCTCGGCCGGCAGTTCTCCATCGCCGGCCGTACCTGCACGCTTGGCGGCATCGGCTGCCGCCTGGCGCTGCTTGCGCTCGTTCTCCTCGAGTACCGCGGCGTTCTGCGCCCGCAGGGTGAGGTCGTACTTCTTGACCTTGAGGTCGGCCTGCAGGTCCCCGAGCCTGATCTGCAGGTCCAGGGCCTTCGCGGTCTCGCCTGCCTCCACCGCTGCGGCGATCTGGGGCTTGAGTTGCTCGATCTGCGCCTCGATCGCCTTCACGTCAGCGTCGGCGGCCACCTTGGTGGTGCTGCGCTCGATCTTGAGCATGCGTTCGGCGAGCTCCTGGCGGGCCGCGCGCTCCTCGGCCAGTTGCTTCTGGGTCTGTTCCCGCAGCGCCCGCTCGCGGTTGACCACCGCGCGCTCACGCTGGATGCGCTTCTGGACGCTGCGTGAGTAGGTGCGCCGCTCCTCGGCGTCCTCCTCGCTCTCACCCTCGCCGCGGGCCTGGCGTCTGGACGCGCGGTCCTCGCGCTCCTGGCGCCGCGGTGGGGCAGGCTCTGCCGCATCGGTGCGGCGCTCCACCTGGCTGCTCGGGCGCTCACCCTCGTCCCCGGCGGTATCGACGACCTCGGTCTTGCTGAAGTCGATCACCTCAGACGCGCCAGGCCCGCTCTCGCTCTCTGCGATGCGATCAGGCCGGTCGGGCGGCAGGAAGTCATCGTCCGGGTTGTCCTCGCCCCTGACCCTGGGGTGGGTCTTGATGTTTCGCCCCTTTCGCTTTGCCGACGCCATCGCAGTTCTCCTTGCTTACCCCGCGCGCGCTGTGCGCACGCTGTTGCGGGCCCTACAACCAGGCCCTGATCAGTTCCGGGTCCTTGACCCGCAACTTGCATTCGGTCTCGGTGAGGATGCGCAGCAGGTGACCGGTGACGAGGTGGATCTCGGTGCCGGCGTACTGCTCGTGCAGCACGTAGTCCCCGACCTGGGGCCTGTGCTCCTCCTGCGCGAGGTCAAGGCCGGAAGCGGTCTTGGACTTCCACGCAAAGCAGCCCACGAGCACGACGCGCGCGACTTGGGAAAGGATGCGCTCGGCCTGGATGCTCACCGGGGCCTTCTCGATCAACCCCCGTTGCTTCGGCACGTAGGGCTCGACGACGATGTTCCACAGCAAAGCCTCGCCCAGACGCTTGAGCGTCACCTCGTCGATGGGCTTCAACTCCGGCTCGATGGCCGGCCGGCCCGCCTGCAGGTTGCTAATGGCCTGCCGCACGGCGGACTTGCGCGCGGCGCTGTCTTGCTGCTTCACGTAACGCCTCCTCCTCGTCCTCGACCTGGGCGAGCCCGCCCCGCATGAGCTCCTGCACGTACCCCTGCACGACCTTCAGTTCCGCGATGCGCCCCACGTGGCGCTGGTACTCGCGGTCCTCGAGCCCCGCTCCGACCCTCCCTTCGAGCTCGCGCTGGCGGGTATCCAGGCGCCGCACGAGCGCGTTCAGGATCTGCAGGTGTAGGGGCAGTGCGCTCAACTGCCGATCGTCCCCTTGCACTTCGGCTCACCCTTGGCCCCTGAGCCCATGGTTCCTGAGAACCGACCCGATGAGCCGCGGCCGTCCCCGAGGACTCCCTTGGCTTGAACCCCCTGGGCCTTCGCGGTACTGGGCATCGGGCCCGCAGCGCCCTTCTCGTTGCCCTCCTCCACGCTCGGGTAGTTGGCCTTTTCGGTGGTGGTCTCGGCGCCGCCTGGTTTGTAGCCCGTGCCTTCGCTCATGACTGCACTCCTGAGTTGCCCGCGGCCGCTGAGATGTCCTGGCTGCGGAATAGGGACGACTGGGCACCGCCTGCGTACATGCGGGCGATGAACTTGATCAGGTCATCGAACGAC